GTTGAGGGTCATGCTGTTGAAGTCGATTGTTGCCATTTAGTTATCTCCGAGTCCGTATTTGTCTATGAGTTTTTGAGTATCACGAACATAGTTTGCGATGATCTCGTCCCTAGTGTAGCCGAGAGCCTGGCTGAAGAATGGTTCTGGCTGAATGTTGCGAATAGTGCCAGGAGCAAGTTTGCCTTGGTGATTTTGACCGACAATGCTCCAACCCCAGTGAATAGGGTTTGCGTATTGAACGCGAGAGTTACCGCCTCGAGCTTCAGCATAGTTTTGCACTTTGGCTGGCTTGAGCGTTGAAACTAATGCACCGGTAAGAACGGGGACGAGTGGGCGAGCCGCGCGAATAAGAGTTTCGGCAGCTGCTACGTTCGCGGCGGTCACATCTGCTCGGTCAGCGTCGAGAGCCTTAAGTTGCCTATTCAACAACTTAAGGCCCTCGGCGTCGATACGACCGGTCGCCACAGGTTGGCGAGCCATGTCGACTAGCTGGTCTTCTTGGTCAGTCCGAAGAAGATTGGCGGGGTCGCGCTTGGAGTGTGAACCGAGTTCTTGACAGTCAACTCTACGTCGAATGCCATGATGTCACCGGCGGTCATGTTCAACGGTGGGAGGCTGTCAAAGATGACAGTTCCCTCGTAGATTGGTGCCGAGCTTGTTGCAGTCGTGTTGCCCTGTGGAGCAACCGAGAATGCAACTTCAGTTCCGTAGTTGGCGAACAACAACTGGTAGAGAGATGCCGAGTCGCCCGAAGCGATACCGGCGATCTTCAACTTCCATTCCTGAAGTGGCTGAACCTCGCAGAAAGTCTGCTGGCCACCAGGAGCGTCGCTCAAGGATAGTTCGATGCTGTCAGCGTCGCACGAGTAATCGGTCGAGCTGATCTTGAACTTGATGTTTGTTGCTTTGATTCTGGTCGAGGCGGCCATGTCAAAACCTTTCTGCTAAATAGCGATTTGTAGATCTAAACCAATGGTTGCAGCCAAGTAGTCGTTACCGTTGGCGACAAGCGTGTAGGGTGCGGAAACATCCTTGAGGCCTGCGTCTGCGGGTAATGCCAGGAGTGCTGCTTCGATGAGGTCATCGAGTGCGTCGGTGCTTTGTTCGTTGTCTGCGAATCCTGCGACTACTTGCAGTTCCAAGTTGACGAGGTATTCCTGTCCAACGCTTGACGGAGTGATGTAGGGCGAACCTGGGCGGATAACGATAACCGGTGGCGTGACGCGGGCTGGAATGTAGTCATAAACATCCAGCGACGCGGCTTGCAGGGTTAGTGCTAGTTCCGCTTTGGCAGCTCCTACTTCGCTCATACCGAGAACCCTAGATAGGGCAGGAGTTGCGCGTAAACCGACCGTTTAGTGTCGAGTGATACACGCATCCCCTGCCCTGATCCGTCAGCGAACTGGGCGATACCGCTTGGTGCGTTGCGTCTGTTCCAATGCTCCGAAGCAACCTGGAGAACGCAGAGGTCTTTGATGGTGGCTGGAACGGTTGTGACCGAGCCAATCATTTCGTTGACCTCTGCAAGTCCAGCATCGAGGCAACGCTGAGGGAACGTCGAAGCGTCCTTAGTCCCAACGTAATCCTTGAAGTCTTGGAGCGAAACAGTCATGGTTTAGTCCTAGGCGGTGAAGTCGAGCTTGACGATTGCAGACTCGAATGGAACGGTGATGGCGGCGTAACCGTAGACAGCGTAGCTGTTGGTTAGCGTCGACTGACCGCTGATGTCGTCAACTAGACGGACAGGTGCGCCTGCCGACTCGAAGACGCGGAGTGCCTGGCTGTTGGCCATGTAGCCAACGGTGTCGCCAAGGGTGGTGTCCACGATCACTGGGAGGTTCCATACGGAAGCCTCGAGTGGACGTGGGCTTGCACCGATGCTCTCACCAGTGCCGGCTGCACCGTCAACGCGGACGATTGGACGGCCCTGCGAGTCAGCGAGGGTCACGAGGTATTTGTAAAGTGCAGGGCCAGCAAGAATGAACTCTGGGTTTAGGCCCGAGTTGGTCTTGATGTATTTTGCACCGTCGATGATGCCCTCGAGGACAGACTTGGCGGTTCCGCCATCCATGTCCATGACCTTGCCGGTGAAGTCGAGTGCGGCGATAGCCGAAACGACTGCGGCGTTGGTGGCGTTAGCGTAAGCGATGCTCATAGCCTGGAATGCGGTGTCCAGGTATGGAACGCTCGAACGCTCAACGAGCTGCTTCGAGAGTTCAGTCTGGCCTGCGTAGGTCTTGACTGCGGCGGATACGTTGTCGATGACGATGTTACCCTGCGAGATTGCAGAGTTCTCGGTCGACTGAACACCGACAGCTGCGCCATTGGTGGTTACCTTGGCGTAGTCAACGGTGAGGCCCGATGCAGGCAGTGCGCCCTTTGACCAGACGTTCCACGATGGGCGGTTCAGGTCGATCAGGTTGTTGATGAAACCAACCCAGCCAGGAGCCAGGTAGGTGTCTGCCGAGGTGGCAGGGGAGTAGGTGCGGAAAAGCTCGATGGCGGCTTCGTCACCGGTTGCGAGGCCCTTGGCGAACTCGCCCTGGCTGCGGAACTTGGTGAACGATGCTGCAATCGGAGCCTGTGGGGCGGCGTTGGCTTCGACTAGGCGGCGAACTTCAACAAGCTCGTCCTGAATCGCGCGAACGTCGAGTTCGGTGTTTTCTGACACGTCGCTCTCTCTTTCAACTGGGGTTAGGTCGCTGGTGGCAGTTTCCTGCTCCTCGCGGACTTGGGTGATTTCCGCGCCCGAATAGGCGGGGAATGGGACAACGCTGACTTCTTTCAAGTCAACGAGAGTCCTTGTCACGAGGTCGCCCTCGCGAGTCTGCTCGACCGGCACGAAACCGACCGAAAACTTGTTTAGAACACCGTCGCGCATAAGGGCGAGGGTTTCGTCTGCGCGCTGCACTCCGCTGGTCAGTTTGGCGGTGATTTGGAAACCGTCGGCGGTGTCACGCCCGTCGATTACGCGACCGATTGGTAGGTCTGCGTGGTCGTGGCCGTAAAAGATTTTGACGTTGTCGGTGGAACGGATTGCACCTGGAGCAAACTGCTCGCGGTATGCTCCGCCGATGTCGGTTGGCTGGTTGAATGGGACAGCGATGCCAGTGATCGTGCCAGGTTCTTCACCTAGACGAAACTCGACTTCGCGGATTTCGATGTCGCTCATTAGAGTCCTTCTTTTGCTCGAACTTCGTCAGGCGTAAGCCATGCTTGGCCACCGGTAGCGATGTCATACATCTCCCAGCGGGTCTTCTGGTCTGCCTTGTAAAGTCCCTCATAGTTGAATCGAACGGACGTGCCTCGAGGTAGGCAAGCCGAGAGTGCGTCCTCGATGGCGTTGGTGTAGGCCATGAGGGTGTGACGGTAGAACTGCTGGTTTTCATCCGACAGGTTGGCGTAGGTGTCGCTAGTGCCGTCTACGCCGGTGAGTAGGAGGCGGGCTGGCACACCAAAGAGGCGAGCGATTGTCTGCGTCGACTGCGCTGCTACTTGGGTGAACATTAAGTCCTGGGGCGTGGCATTTATGGCTTGATAATCAAAGCCCTCGCTCAACACCGCGAGTTGTCTAGTTGCCTGCTTGGTGTGCCAGTTTGAGGTGATCTCCTCAGCTTGCTCCTTGGTGAGCATCTTGCCGGTCTTTAGAACACCGGTTGGGACACCGCCCGACGAGAACCAGGTGCTTGCAAAGTTGCGGAGATCAAGCGCAGTTCCGATGTCGTTAGAGGCGGCTTGGATTGGGCCAAGGCCGCGCAAGTTGCCAGCGACCGAGAACAAGCGCAGCTGCTCAATGTCGCGAGTTGTGTAAGTTCTGCCCATGTAGTCGAAAACTTTGTTGCCGCTCATACCGGTCGGGCCATCGAGGCGAGGCTGAACCGAGGTGGCGACGAGCAGGGTTAGGTCGTTGACTTGACCGCGTGAGTCGTATGACTTGAACCAGTAGGCTTCGCCATGAAGTGCCAGGCTGCTAACGGTTGAGAAGATAAAGTCTTTGCGTGACTCGGACAGGCTCGGGTTGTTGACGAGAACAGGGTTTTCAATCTTCAGCTCGAGGCCTCCGCCGTAACGGAATGTTTCCAGCGGTAGGGCTTTAGAGATTGGTGTCGCGATCACTTGGATTGCACGATACACCGACGCGAGCGATAGAGCCGAGTTCGTGTTTACGACGGTGTCTGAACGAATGGGAATGGGTGGCGGGACGAGTCGCTTCTCGATGCGTGGCTCGGTGCCGGTGAGTCTTTGCCAAAGTGTGGCCATATAGAACACCTTATTGTGCTATGACCGATTCGTTGTGGCGTGTCGCAAAAGTTTTAAGAGGCGGGGCAGGGAGTAAGGGGCAAACTCCCCGCCCTCGCGCTAGTGTATTGAGATTAGTATACACCTACACCACCGACACCTTGTGCAGCTGCAACGTGTAATGCCCAGACTGTCGCCAGGAGCGCGTCGATGTCACCGATGGAGTCTTTGCGTGAGATCTGCCAATACTCGCCCACATACTTAGCGACTGCTCGTCCGTTCTGGACAACCAGGAGCGGGTCGTTGTTGTGTTTGACTCGACCGTTCGCAAACATGGCGTAGGCACTCATGCAGGCCGTATTTATTTCTTTATTCCAAAGATTCCAGACTGGGATGCCTCGATCTTTTAGTTTTCGATGAAGCGAATGCATACCTCGGTCGTCGAGAGCGACCGCGCTGATGGCGTGTTTCTGACAGATTGCGGTGATCATGTCGACAAGCTTGTCTTCGGTTGGGTTGACAAGTGACGCGACGAGTTCAGTTTCGTAAAGTTCTCCAACACGCTTTGCAGCGGAGATTGTGGCGTGTTCAAAGTTGCGGGTCACATCGACACCTAGAACCGACCCAGCAAGTTCGGTAATGCCAGAGCCTGCGGCCTGCCTAAATAGTTCGCCAGGTAACCATGTTTCGCGTGTGCCACTAATGAACTGGTTGAGTGTATACCGGCGCACTTCATGTTCGGGGCTGGTCGTGATGTCTTGCAGCACACGCTCGAGCGGAATACGGCCACACTCGACTGCTGGGTTTGCCGCTTTGATTGCGTCGGGGTCGTCGAGAGCTGAACCGCTAGGGGCTTCGTAAATGAATGCGCCAAAGCGTTCGTTCAAGCTTGGGTCAGCGATGACTTGGTCGGCAGTGTTGTAGAGATCTATGAGTGTTTTAGATTCTTGGTCGCCGGCGGTCGTAATCATTAGCACCATAGCGTTGTCGATGGCTGACGTTCCCTTTTTGGCAGCCGTCCAAATACCGGTCTTCGCCAAGTGTCCCTCGTCGAGAATACACCTGATCATCGTAATGCCCTGCATCGCCGCTTCTTTGGCTGGGCTAACTTTGTATTTGCCTGAACCGTCAGTCTTCGCGATGCCTCGAGTCTCGGTTGTCTTCTTGAAGCGTTTAGACAACCAAGGAGTCTTGTCAATGACGTGCTTGACGCGAGTGTAAATAATCGTGGCCTGCTCCCGCGACGATGCCAGGCTAATCACGTCGCCCTTATGGAAAGTCAGCGCGTCGAGAGCCAATGCTCCACCTAGAACCGACTTACCATTCTGCCTGCCCATGCTCACAACAACCTG